TGGTGGTGGAGGTATTGGAAATCAAACAACCACTTACGGAAGGGGTGGTGTTGGGGGTGGAGGTAATGGAGGTGGTGATTCATCTAATGCTACTGCTGGAACTGCTAATACTGGAGGTGGTGGTGGTGGTTCAGGTGGGTTTAATGGGCCTGCAACAGGAGCCGCAGGTGGTTCAGGTATTGTCATAATCCGTTACCCCAACACCTATAAACTAGCCGCATCCACAACAGGTTCAGGAACAACACAAACCACGGCTAATGGGTATTACATCTACACATTCACAGCATCAGGTTCAATCACATTCTAAGGACAAAAAATGTCAGCATCAGGTTACACACCAATCATTCTTTATAACTCACCTACTGCTACAAATGTGCCTTCAAACGCCAATTTAGCTTTGGGTGAGCTTGCTATCAATACCACTGATGGCATTCTTTACTACAAAACCACTGGTGGAACAGTCACAGCTCTAGCAAAAGCTTCTTCTGTTGGTGGAAACTTTACCAACATTGTGGTGTCTGGTACATCCCAACTAGGTACAGTTTCTTCTGGAACATGGAACGGTTCTACCATAGGTGTTGCCTACGGTGGAACTGGCCTTACCTCTACACCTTCTAACGGTCAAATTGACATTGGAAATGGTACAGGATTCACAAGAGCTACCTTGACTGCTGGAACTGGTGTTTCTATTGTCAACACCTCTGGTGGCATCCAAATCTCTGCTACTGGTACAGGTGGTGGTACGGTTACAAGCGTCTCAGGTTCAGGTGGCTCGACTGGTTTAACTTTCTCAGGAAGCCCAATCACTACCTCAGGCACCCTTACCCTTGGTGGCACATTAAACGTGGCTAATGGAGGCACTGGAGTGGCTTCTACGCCTGCCAACGGTCAAATATTGATTGGCAACGGTTCAGGCTATACAGCCAATACTTTGTCTGCTGGATCAGGTATTACGATTAGTAATGGTTCTGGCAACATAACAATTTCGTCAACTGGTGGCAGTTCTGGAGTTACAGGTATTTATGTTGGAAGTGGAATTTCAGCATCTTCGCCTACTGGTAATGTTACATTGAACAACACTGGTGTTTTGACAGTGAATGGATCAACAGGAAACATTACTAACGTAGCAATTACCTCTGCAAACAATACATTTAGTGGCTCAAACACTTTTAATACTGGAACAGTTACTGTAAATAGTGTTATCACAGTAAATGGGTTGGCTGGTTTTGGAGCCACTAACCCCGGTTCCTCAATCAGTGGGGGTAGTTCTACTTATGCATATTTTAAAACTACCTCAAACGCTTATTTCCCTGCACTTTTTGATTGCCAGTCAAACGCTAGTTCTGCGGCTACGTTTAATACTTTTTATACATCGTCTTCACTTATTTCGCTTTTTAGTGGAAACATTTCTAGTTACACCAATGTTGGAAGCATAACCACCAATGGAACTTCAAGTTTTTTCAATGGAACATCTGATAGAAGACTAAAAACCAATATTACAAGTTTGTCATCAAGTGGTACATTTATTGATGCTTTACAACCTAGAATTTTTACTTGGATTAAAACTGGGTTACAAGATTCTGGTTTTATTGCTGATGAAATTCAACAAGTCATCCCAAATGCAGTTCATGGGGAACCAAATGCAGTAGATGAAAACGGAAATCCTGTTTACCAACAAGTTGACGCTTCATCTGCTGAAATGATTGCAAACATGATTGCTGAATTACAATCACTTCGCAAGCGTATTTCTGCGCTTGAATCTAACACAAAGGCGTAACAAATGGAAATCACACTCAAATACACATTAGATGAAGTCAATGCTTTGTTGACTGCTTTAGGACAACTTCCTTTTAGCACTTCTGCAGGACTCATTAGCAACATTCAATTGCAAGCAACCCCCCAAGTTCAGGCTCAACAGCCTGCTGAAGCTACAGAAGAACCTAAGGAGCAATCATGAGTGAGAAGTGGATTCAAAAAGCGATTAAAAAGCCCGGCTCCCTGCATAAAGCCCTCCACGTCCCTGAAGGACAGAAGATCCCAACTAAGAAGTTAGCTGTCAAATCTACTGATTCACCCAAGATGGCAAAGCGTAAGACTTTAGCTAAGACTTTAAGAGGCTTTGACTGAAATGTCTGATACAGAAAAAGACTTAGCTGTTCATGTTGCTGTGTGTGATGAGCGATATAGGCAAATAGCCCAATCTTTGAAAGAAGGAGAGCGGCGCATGACCAAGATAGAGTACTTGCTCTATGGGGTTATGTTAATGGTGCTCTTAGGGCCGGGAATCGCCGCTGAGTTCTTCAAGAAGTTCTTCGGGGTGTAGAAATTGATCCGTTCACGCTGGTCGCTTTGGCTTCGGGGGCACTCAAGTTCATTAAAGACTCCTGCGAGATGTACAAAGAAGGACGACAGCTTGTTACTGAAGCAGTCCATGAAGTTCAAGGCGTGGCCAAAGATGTACAGAATGTTAAAAAGTCAACGAAAGGCTTATTTGGCTTTTTTGCTCAGATCTTTGGACGTGAAGAGGAAAAGCATGAGGTACAGCCTCAACAGAATAAAACCGTTAAGCCAAAGAGAAAATCAGCCCTAGAGTTTGACGAAAACTTAATCTTCTCTCAAGTTGCAGAATCTTTGACTAAGTTTTTTCAAGCCTACAATGGGTTAAAGAATTATGTCAAAGAGCAAGAAGAGTTGGCCTTACACGCTGGAGATGACGAGGGACAGGACATTGCGATAAAATTGGTCATTGCCAATTTGCAAATGGAAAAGCTGAATACGGAGCTATCTGATTACATGGTCTACCATGTGCCAGCCGAGCTGAAGGATTTGTACAGCAGGGTTAACAACACGATTGGCGATATTGCGACCAAGCAAAGATTGGCAAGGAGGGAAGAACTGCTGAAACAACGGAGGGCGGCATGGCAACGAAGGCAAAAGCTGGATCAAATCAAAACCAGAGCCGTGGTCATAACGGTTACCCTTCTGATGATAGCGTGGACGTGGGCGATGATGATAAGTCTGACTCACTTTTCCTCGTATTAACAGTTCTTTTAATGTGCGTTTTGTTGTTATTGCTTCCTTTAATTGCTTGGATGTATGTTGACATAAGGATGATGGAGATCAGGGTTGAGAAAGCCGTGAAAAAAGTGGATAACCAATGAAATACGCTCTATTGTTAACCTCTGTGTTTCTTTTGTCGTCTTGTAACGATACCTATAGGTATTATTGTCAGGATCCAGATAACTTTGGCAAAGAGCGTTGTCAGAAACCAAGATGTGAATTCAATCAGGATTGTCCTGATTACTTAGTCGCCCCCATATTGGAGAAGAAAATTGAAGGAACTACTACTGCTCCTGCTCAACAGCCCCAAGGAACGCCTGTCTGCCGATGAGATAGAAGTCCGTGTAAGGGCTTTTGTGATCATTATGGTGACGTTGATCTTTGCGTTTATTACATTTGCGCTATTGTATTCAGTGACGTTTGTGAGCCAGCCTATCAAACAGATGGCTCCAATAGATCAAGCCTATACTAAGATGCTCAACGACATTGTTTTGTTGATTGTGGGCGGTATCGGTGGTATTCTGACCAAAGGGCTGACCAACGAAGCCACCAATATGATGAACGCCGCAAAGTCGAATAAGGATGCTTATGTCGCACCGCCACCCCCACCACCTGCTCCTATTATTATGGCTAATCCTAATTGGACTCCACCTCCTGCGCCAGTTAGTCCGCCGACGTTAGAATCAGATGCTGAGAGAGAAAGAATGGCAAGAGCTAGGGCGGGTTTGTAAATGTTTAGTTTGTTCAACCCTTGGTTAATCATCGGCGCGATTTGCGCTATTTTAGGAGTTTACTCATATGGACATCATTCAGGCTATCAAGAGCGCGTTGCAGAAGATCAAGCAGAAATTGAACGACTCAATACAGAAGCTCGTGCAAAAGAAGCAGAGCTAAGTGTCAAAGTAAAAAATTTGAGTAGTTCACTTCGGAAAGCAACTAATGAAATTATTTCAAACAAAACTAGCCTTAATGCTAGGATTGACGCTGGCGAGTTGCGCCTCCCCTCCAGTTGTTCCGTTCAAGCCAGTTCAGATGCCTCCTCTAGCGGAGGAAATACAACCGATGCAGGCAAATCTGACCGACAGGCTATTAAAGATATTGTCGCCATCGCCGCAGACGGAGACACAGCCATCGTCAACCTCAACGCCTGCATCGCCCAGTACAACCAAGTAAGGGAAATGGTCAATGTTAAGCCCTGAAAAACTCCATGCTTTGGGGATTGGATCTGAATGGTCTGAGCCTTTAACTACCACCTTTTCTACGTTTGGAATTGATGATGTACGTAAGCAGGCTTCATTTATTGGGCAGTGTTCACACGAGTGCAACCACTTCAAAACACTGGAAGAAAATCTCAACTATCGACCAGAAACCCTTCAAGCCTTGTTTGGTCACAAGTTCAAACCAGAAGAGATACCTGTTTACGCCCATAAAGCAGAGAAAATTGCCAATCGCATTTATGCTAACCGAATGGGAAACAGAGACGAATCGTCAGGAGATGGATGGCGATTTCACGGCCGTGGATGTATTCAGTTGACTGGACACGATAACTACTGGCATTTTGGTCAAAATATTAACCAAAATATGGTAGCTAAACCAGAGCTGGTAGCCACCCCTATGTATGCCGCTCTCTCAGCAGGTTGGTTTTGGAAGACCCACGGTTGCAATGAACTTGCAGAGGCAGAGAACTGGGAAGGGTTAACAAAACGCATCAATGGTGGGACCTTTGGTTTGCAAGAAAGAATCCACTTAATACAACAGGCACTCCAAGTATTGTCATAATTGTGCCTTAACCATGCATTAACATCCGAGCAAATTCAGCAGGGTAGTGCATGAAAATCAAGCAGATAGACACCACTGTTCAAGCAAACTTTGAGCTACTAAACAAGCTTCAAAAGGACTGTCTTCCCTATGATAAACCGTACGACATTTCTGATGGAGCTTGGTGGGTGGCTTATCAGGAAGGGAAGCCTATTGGTTTTGCAGGGATTGTTCGCTCTGCTCGGTGGACTGATACTGGCTATCTATGTCGTGCTGGTGTTACCCCTAGCGCTCGTGGACGAGGAACGCAGAAAAGACTTATTCGAGTCCGTCAGCTATACGCTAAAAAGATGGGTTGGGCGTGGTTAATCACTAACACCTTTGACAACCCAGCCTCTTCAAATTCTCTCATTTCTTGTGGTTTTAAACTGTACGATCCTTCCATCCCTTGGGGTGCTAAGGGCACACTCTATTGGAGGAAGAAATTATGAAGTATTACTCTGACGAAGAATTTATCATGTTGTTTCAGATGTACAAAAGTCCGAGCGTTATGGCCGCCGAACTTGGTATGTCTGAAAGGTCGATATATGCTCGTAGAAACGCTTTAGAGGGCCGATATGAGATCCAATTAGAAACCGTAGAGGTTAAGAACAGGGTTGAGCCAAAGCCCCCACAACTCGATTTAGGAATACTCAATGGCACAGTCATTGTTTTTTCTGACGCACACTTTTGGCCCGGTATTCGTACCACTGCTTATGATGGTTTGATTTGGGCTATCAAGAATTTAGAAAATGTCAAGGCGGTAATCAATAATGGTGACGCTTTTGATGGCGCTTCAATTAGCAGGTTTCCCAGAATCGGCTGGGACAAAACCCCTAGTCTTATTGATGAAGTTAGGGCGTGTGAGATTGCTCTGGGTGAGATAGAAGACGAAGCCAAAAAAGTTAACAAAAATGTTAAGTTAATGTGGCCTCTTGGTAACCACGATGCTCGCTTTGAGAACCGTTTGGCCGCAAATGCCCCTCAATATGAGCACATCAAAGGCTTTAGCCTAAAAGACCATTTTCCTGCATGGCATCCCTGTTGGTCAGTATGGTTAAATCAAAATGTTGTGGTTAAGCATCGTTGGAAGGGTGGAATCCACGCTACCCACGCCAATACGCTGAATGCTGGTGTTTCTATGGTGACGGGGCACTTACATAGCCTAAAAGTCACACCTTATGATGACTATAACGGAACACGATACGGTGTAGATACGGGAACTCTTGCAGAACCTTCTGGACCCCAATTTGAGAATTACTTAGAACACGCACCTACTAATTGGCGTTCTGGGTTTGTAATTTTAACTTTCCACAAGGGCAATCTATTGTGGCCTGAGGTGGTTAAGGTTTATGACAAGGACCACATTGAGTTTAGAGGACAAGTGATCAGGGTATAAAAAAGGGGCCGAAGCCCCTTATTTTAATTGCGAGTTATGGTGATTGTTGTGTGAGTATCATCATTATCATCTAGGACAAGCGTATGCTCGGAATCATTTTCATCTTCGTCTACTTCTTGGTCCTCCTCGTCTTCTTCCTCATCTTCAAATAAACCGTAGTCTTCCTCGTCCTTATGGTCTTCAATTGCCTGAGCAATAGCCATTTGGATGTCAGAAATTAGGTCAAAATTAGACGATTTGATCTCAACTTCGAGGTCAACGCTGAAATCTTCGATTTTTACTTCGTACTGCATGGAAAGCTCCTTTGGGGGTTGAAAACTTCATTTTGACCCCCGTTTATGACAAAACAAGCATATTTTGAGCTTTGAATAATTATTTTGTTTTGTTGCCTGAAATGTGATACAAAGATAAAATGTGTAAAAGACTGGGTAAATCATGACCACGACTACAACACCATCATTCGTTTTGACGTACGACAGCCTAGTTACTACTGTAACCCAGTACCTAGAGCGTAATGATACAGCTACAGTCAACCAAATTCCAACATTTATTACAATGTGCGAATTTGAGATTGCACAAGAGATAAAAACCCTTGGCCAGTTACAAGTTGTCACAGCCACAATGAATGCAGGCAACAATGTCATTGCAAAGCCCGCCAGATGGCGTAAGACCGTTTCTTTTAACCTCACCAATGGTACGTCTAGGCAACCCGTGTATTTGAGGAAATACGAATATTTAAAGGCTTATGCTCCTGACAATACTGCCACAGGTACACCTGTGTATTATGCCGACTATAATTATGACAACTGGTTAGTTGCCCCAACTCCTGATCAGAACTATTCTTTTGAAGTGCTGTTTTACGAAAGATTACAGCCTTTGTCGAGTACAAATCAGACTAACTGGTTGACTCAAAATGCACCTAACGCCATGTTATTTGGTACTCTTTTGCAGGCCATGCCTTTCTTAAAGAACGATCAAAGAACGATTTTTCAACAAAAATACGATTTAGCTCTCCAAGCCCTGAAAGCTGAAGATACAACTCGTATGGCAGACAGACAAGCAATTGCATTGGATTCATAATGACAACTTACCTCGACCCGTTTACAGGACAGACGATCTCCCCCTCGCAAACAGGGTATGAGGCATTAACGCTGTCATCCAATACCACCCTTCAGTGGCCTATCAACGGAAATAACACAAATGTTGTAGCAACCATCATTGAAGTTACTGCTACAGCTTCTAATTTGGCTTTGGCGATGCCCCCAGCCTCTCAGGTTTCTACTGGTCAATCGGTCTTAATTAGGAACACTGGAAGCATTGTTTTTAACGTCACAGACAATGCAGGAAACATACTTGCGACAGTTTTGTCAGGTATCTCTTGGTACATCTACGTAACCAGCAACTCAACCACAGCAGGCACTTGGAACTCTGTACAGTTTGGAGCTAGTGCAAGTAACGCCAACGCCTCAACTTTGGCTGGGTCTGGTCTAGTCTCTGCTGGTACAGCAATTAACCAAAACTACCCTATCCAGACTCTCAACTCTGGTACCACCCTGAATGCTGGCTATTTAGCTCAGGTAGTAGTGTGGACAGGTGGTGTAGGTACATTAACTTTACCTTCAGCCTCGTCTTTAGGTAATGGCTGGTTCACCATCATCAGAAACAGTGGCTCAGGCATCCTTACCTTGACTCCAAGTGGTTCAGATACCATTAACGGTAACTCTACCCAACAGTTACAGTTGACAGAATCCTTGGTAATTGTCTCTGCTGGAACAAATACAATCGTTGTGGGTTCTACGACCTATACAGGCTTTAGCACCTACGCTTATGGCAGGTCAAACCTTTTTCCCTACACTCAGCTAGCCATCAGTGTGACTGGTATTTCTAGCTCTACATACACTTTGACAGCTACCCAAGCGTCTAGCGTGATTCAGAGCTACAGTGGTGTTTTGAGCCAAAGTATCACAGTTATCTTGCCTCAGACTGTTCAGCTTTACTCCATGTCTAACCAGACCACAGGAAGCTACTCTTTAAGCTTTAAGACAAGTGCTTCAGGTGGAACCAGCTACACTTTGACCCAAGGTAACTATGTGATGTTGGTTTCTGATGGAACAAACGTTTATAACGCTCAGTCTGCTTCAGTGGCGTTGGCAGGAACTGCACTATTTAACTCAGGTACAGCGTCAGCTCCTTCTGTGGCGTTTACGTCTGATAATACGACTGGATTGTATTTGGCAGGAACGGGCATCATGGGTGTTGCGGCAGGTGGTGCACAAGGTATTTTGGTTGGGTCTAGTTCAAGTGCAAGCCCCGGTCTCACCGTACCGCTAGGCATCTCTGGAGGCACATTTTGACCGCTAACGTCGTCAATCTACAAATCCCTGCTGGTATACAGAGGGATGGAACGCAATTCGATGCTCCATGCTATGTGGATGGGCAGTGGGTGCGTTTTCAACGTGGTAGACCTCGTAAGATTGGTGGATATAACGGTTTGTTTTTGAATAGCCCCGGTATTTCGCGTGGGATGCTACAAAACTCCTACAACGGACTCAACTACATCTATTCAGGCTACAACACTGGCCTTTATTATTGGCAGACTAACGATGTAAATGGCGTAGGTTTTGGCCCTCAAGCCATCACGATGCCCTCCAATTTCACGTCTAGCAACAACAATTTGTGGCAGTTTGACATTGGATACG